CACACGCCACACGATTGTCGACACACCTTTTCTATGTTGTGTGAAAAATATGGTGTCCGTGAGAACGACCGAAAACGAATGCTCGGCCACTCTTTTGGCGGAGATGTTACAAATGCTGTGTACGGCCACAGGACGTTAGAAGAACTTCGGACAGAAATAGAAAAGATAAAAGTTCCATTTGTGACTAACTGTGACTAACGGAACCCATTTTAATCTTTCTAAGACAACCGAAATATCATTATCGAAATGCCGGAAACCCTATTAAAATCAACGTTTCTAGCGATTTTGCAAGGATTTCCCACATTTCATTTTCATTATTCTAATTTTATTGATTGTGACTAACAAATGGAATTTAGAAGAATGCGCAAATGCCTGTAAATACAGTGTTTTTGCCACTATTATATTAGGAAACAATATTTTTATTTGTGACTAACGTGTGACTAACGATAACAGTCTAAAATTTCCGGAATGATACTAAATATGTTTATAAATAAAGTTCCCGGGGAATTAACCCCGGGATGTTTTTATATGGCAATCAAATCTTTCCATGTGGCGGGTCCACAGATTCCATCCACTTCCAGAACTTCTTTTCTGAATTCCTGATAAGCTTTCAGAGCGTAAATCGTGTTTGCATCTGCTGTCCATGTAAGTTTCAGGGCTTTGCCGTTTTTGCCTTTAAAGCCTCTGGCTCTTAATATTTCCTGTAAGAGAAGCACGGATGTATTTTTGTCTCCTGCTTTTACAGTTTTTGGTTCAAACATATATTCCTCTCCTGTCTGTGCAGTATTAGATGATGTATTCTCAGGTTTTACGGGTGCGGATGCATCGGATACAATACTATAATCAGGTGTACAGAACTTAGTTCCGGGCATCTGACTGTTAAGATAACTCTTTGCGCAGACACCGCCACCATTTGCAATAATTCCAGATGCACCAGAAGTATTCCCCTCGATGGTATAGAACCTGTCTCCGATTACGGCCGTTACGATGCCAGTATGGGTGAAAGTTCCATTATGATAAAAAATTACAATATCACCGATCTTTGGATTAGCGTTCCTTGTAAACAGATTGCCGAGTGTTGGGCAGTAAACATAAGGCCAGTGCTTCAGCAGTTTCTTTGCCTTCTCTTGTCCGAATGCTTCCATAAAACACCAACTCACGAATGCTGCGCACCAAGGCTGCCCTTGATATGATGGCTTAATGTCTCGCCAGTACTTCGTATAGTTGTTCGAACCGGCGTTTGCAGTCTTACTGTCGAGCTGACTATTATTCTTCTTTTCAAGGTATCCAATCTCATTTTTTGCAATGAGAATCACTTTTTCAATAGCTTTATCCATTGCAGAAACCTCCTCTTTGTAATCCTTATAGAATGCATCCATGTCAACGTTACCACTAATGCCGGATACTTTTCCTCTACTGGAATACTGCCAGCCTACACCAACAGATGGACGCAATCTTTCCTGTACAGAGCCATTATCACTAGCCGGATAACGAGCAATCCAGCAATCGTACTTTTTCAGGGTGTCTGACAGAACGTTATTATACCAATCAAGATTGCAGTAGATACCGACCTTATAACCGGCTTTTTTGATTCTGGTCAGAAATGCTACTGCAATATTCTCAATCGCCTGTTTTCCAAGGTTTCTCTGCTGACTCCATTCAAGGTCGTAGAAGATTGGAAAGTCCATTCCGCGTCCGCCAAGAACAGAAATTACGCTCTCAGCTTCATCAATTGCCTGTGCCGGTGTCAGAGCGTAACTGTATTTATATCCGCCGACAAGGATTCCATTTGACTTGCATCCTTTGTAGTTATGCTCAAAAGAGGAATCGGTTCCAGATTTTTGATGGATTCTCAATATTGCAAACTTAATTTCAGAATTCGATACTTTCGCCCAGTCTGGCTTACTCTGATAAGATGATACGTCAATTCCTTTAATTTCCATATTTTCTCCCTTGCACGTATTTTATTTCACTATTCCTGGTTTTGATTCTGTTACTGTTCCGTCCTCATTCAATACATAGCCATCCTTTTGAAGTCTTTCAATTACCTTCTTATCCCACAGCTCAGGAACATCTGTCCATTTTTTCAGCCCATTGATTACTCGTTCTTCGAAAAATTTAACCATTATTCTTACCTCCGATTGTTGCAACTAATGTAGCAAGTTCGTCAAGTGCCGAATCATGCGTTGATACAAGTTCAGCCAGACCGTCAATGCCATCACCATTAATTAGAATTTTACGATTAGATTCCGCATTAAGCATCTGCATGACAAAATCCAACTTTTCAGACATGTCATTCAGTCTGTTTGAAACTCTGTTAATTGCTTTGTAGATATTTGTAATTTCTTTTTTATCCATATGCACCTCCTGTTCTTGGCCATTCGGCTATAAATAATTCGTTAATTTGCTAGGATTTTAGATACATAAGCAAGGGTCAATGCCACCAGTGTTACTGGCACTGTCGGCGTTCGCACTCCCGCCTCTGCCCACACCACAGAAGGAATCGCTGCCGCTAGAGTAAGGCGAACGTGTCCAATACTGGCCAGATACATAGGCACTACTATAACGTGGTTTCTTATATCTGTTTGCAGTCGCATTCTTGAAATATTGATACTGTTTTCCTTCTCCTGCAAAAGAATGCGTTGTACTGCCAAAAATCTCAATTTCAGAAGGTAAAAACGCATAGTCGTTAGATGTTTTAATTGTGTTACTTTGGCTACCTTCCGAAGTCAGTTTTCTAACTTGTTTCATCATATTCTGAATATAAGTAGGTAAACATTTCTTGTACACATTATTGCACCATGTATGCCTATCGCAGTACCCCCAACCACCGCTATTCGTGTTTGAACTGTTCATATAACCACATTCATGTGATGTATCATAAGAACTATTATATTCTGTCGTAGTGTCTAAATACAGCATACGTTCTGTCTGAATTGTAATAGCAGCTTTGGTCTTGCCATTGATAGCAGTCACTAAATCATCATGTTCGATTCCGATAATTACATAAATGTAATCATTCGCTTTGTGCGACTCACTTACGCCCGTTGCAGCCATTGCGTTGTGATGGATTGTTCTCTTGTCACCAACCGCCCAATAATCACCAATGTTGATTTTACCTGCGTAATGTGCTTCAATCATCTTTTCAATTTCCGCATCTGTTCCATCAGCAAATGCGACAATCTTTAAATCCTCTGGCTCTCCGAGGAGTCTGTTTCCTGCATCGTAGTTGTATACGCCATCGGTAGAATATGGGAACAGTGCGAAGTAATATTTCTTGCCATTTGTCAGCCCTGTGACTGTATATCCTGCGGTTTTGTATTTGTCACGAACTGTATTATCAACCACAAGCGTTCCGTCATCTGGGTTTGCAGGATAACCTGTTTTTTTCATTACAAGTTTTGTACCAGCCCATGTAGAGAATGTTGAACCATTGATTACTGTGTTTTCAGGGTCTTGCCACTTGATCGTGACAGATGCGTTTGCGTTCTCAATACTTGGATTGTTTACGGGTTTGGGAGTGACGGTTGTGCCACCGCCTTTTGCGTGGAGTGTTCCGTCTGCATCTATGAATGTTGTCTTGCCATCAGGTTTGACCTTACCAAGAGTTTCGGTTGTAGCAATCGGGACAGTCGCATCACTTCCTTTGTCTCCCTTAGGACCTTTGATGTTTACTGTTTCAGGATTGGCAACTCCATCAGCATTACTCCAGCTCAAATTTCCGTCGGTGTCTACGTCTGGCACGAATGTAGTGCCCTTGTCTCCTTTAGGCCCGGCATCTCCAGTCTCTCCCTTTTCTCCTTGTGGTCCAACATCTCCTTTTGCGCCTGTATCACCTTTCGGCCCGGTAATATTTACTGTCTGGGGGTTTTCAAGTCCTCCGTCATTACTCCAGCTTATATTTCCTTTGCTGTCTACAACAGGAGTAAATGTGATTCCTCGCGCGCCAGTATCTCCCTGCTCACCTTTTGGGCCAACTGGGCCTTGTTCACCTTGCGGCCCAGTATCGCCTTTTAGACCCTGCGCTCCTTGCTCTCCTTTTTCTCCTGGGTCTCCTTTTATGCCCTGCGGCCCTGGGTCACCCTTTGGCCCTTGCGGACCAACTGGTCCCTGTGGACCTTGCGGCCCTTGAATCTTGCCAGCATTGTTCCAATTCGTGCCGTCAAAAACCCACATTTCTCCATTTATTAAATACGCGTCGTTCTTCTCTGCACTCAGGGGGAGGTCTGCCTCAGATTCTTTTGTGCCAAGGATATTAAGAGATGTTCCATCATTTCCTTGCTCACCTTTTTCTCCTCGTGGACCCTGCGGACCCACTGGTCCGACATCTCCTTTATCACCTTTTGGACCCTGCGGCCCTTGAGGCCCTATAATATTTCCAACATTTTCACTATCGCCATCTGAAAATGTTATTGTCAAATTTCCATTTGTGTCGATACTAACCGCCGTGATAGAGATGCCCCTTAGCGATTCTTTCTGCTCAGGTGTCAGCGATTCAAATGCTACGGTGCCATCCACGCCCTTTTCTCCCGGGTCACCTTTATCTCCTTTTTCACCTTTTGGACCCTGTGGACCAGTAGGACCCTCTGCGCCTTTTTCTCCTCGCTCTCCTTTTTCACCTTTGGGTCCTTGTGGACCAACAAATTCTCCGGCATTAACCATCTCTGAAATATCCTCAATGGAACACAACCGTCTTACATCATTAGCTGCAAACGCAATGTATAAGGCTTTACCGGATGGAACGGACGGGTCATTACCAAGGATTGCAACAGGTTCCCCCGGGCGAATTTTTGACGTGTCAAAATCAGTGTACATGCCGCGCCGGAATTGTATAGTATATGTATCAGCCATATTAGACTTACCTCCTTATGAAAGGAAATTATTTTTTATGTAATCCTTTACGGAATCAAGATTTTTCTGTACATTGTCATCCATTACAAGGAAATTACCTTTATTATTCTGACTGATGATACTTCCTGTGCTTTCGTCTACTTCTGAATAGGTGTAAGCAATGCGACTTCCTTCTCCAGTGCTGAGATTCATAAAACTTGTAAGAATTTTTTTCATGATATTTCCTCCATTTCGTCAATAATTTTTTTCCTGTTATTAAGAAGCTCTTTTTCGTAATCGGGTTCTGATATTTCAAGGCTTTTACTGTAGTCTGGCTCTGGCATGTCTGTGTCTATTGCCCTATCGTAAGCTGTTTCACTTGCATCAGCAAAACGCATGTGTTCATAGTCAGCTTGACGCGCTTTGACTTCAAATGCAAATTTAAGCCCCGGAGTACCTTTTACAGTGAAATATGTCTGTTCTTTTTGGTCTACCCAACAATCTCCATCTCCTTCCTTTTGCAAGAACACATAATATTCAATCCTTACATTAGTAGATTCTTGGAATATGTCATCTATGTCTATCAGACATGTGCCGTCTTCTGATATGGATGCTTCTCCGATGTCTCCAAACATGGGGGATGCCATTTCGTAGCAATAAAACGCCTGTGTACCATAGTTTTTTGTTGGAAGGATTCTTTTCTTTGTTCCTCGGACACTTAAATCTGCAAGGTCTGTTCCCGTTCCGATGCTATAGAAATGGCCACTGGCTTCTATATGTGTACCTGCTGTAACTTTTTTTGATGCCGAAACACTGTCTGCCGAAACGCTGCTCGCCGAAACGCTTTTATTAAACGAGGCTGAACTTGCATGTACGGTTCCTGTATAAAGATTGATTCCTCTAATACGCGTTCCATACAATGTCCCGTACCCCGGTACATATATTCCTGTATTCGTCTCTGAATAGATCTCTCCAGTTGAAGCATCTAGTATTACTTCTCCATACGTGCCACTTGCTGAAAGCTTTTTAATTCCAACTTTCCATCCTGCTAATTCGCCTGTGTTAATATAATCGGCATTCATGTACACATTGCCATTTGATAGATACAGGCCTTTATTGCTGCTGTTATCGCTTAGCACATTAATAATCTCTTGCTTGGACATTTTTCCTATGTCGAGATCACTGAGCACTTTATCTGTATAGCTGTTTGCACTTGATAGCGCTGTCGAAGCTTTGTCTTCCGCAACACTATATATTGTATCACCATTTGTTAATACAAATGTATCAGGTCTGAGCGTAACATTTCCGTAGTTATCAATCGCAAATGTTGATACTTCAGAACTGTTTGTAACGTTGATGTTCTTCAGATTAATCAAATCAGCTGAAATCTGTCCGGACTTAATATAGGAAGCATTTATATACAGATGTCCGTTCTGCATATAAATTCCCTCTTGCTTACCGTTATCCGTTAAAGCGTTAAAAACTCTTTCAAAATTGACAATTTTTTCAGCGTCCAGTTCCTGCCAAGCGCCAACAGTTCCAGAAAACATATATACCTGGCTTGTAGAGAAGTTCATGAAAATCGAGCCGTCATGTTTTTTATATTCTTCACTTTTCCACTCAGATGCCGGATAGTTCTGCAATGTTGGTACATACGTGCCATAATAGTTCGGGATAGTCACATTATTTTGAACTGTCCCATCCACAACATCCTTGGCGATCTGTTCAATAGTTCTACTTTTTAGCGTAAAGTTTTCAACTTCTAATGTGACAGTACCCGTGTCAGCATCTATTCTTAATGTCGTATTCCCGTTATTGTCTTTCGCTGTGAAGCCTCTTGTATTAATCCACTCTGATTGAATACCGATGGCATAGAGAATATTCAGAACGGCATCTCCATTACTATCAAAGCCGGCTTTCCATGTCTGACCCCCATCTACTGACAAAAAGAATCCATCGACACCTGTCTTATAAATTACTTTAGAATCAGCAAGTGTAGGTTTATCATGCCGGTACGTAATTACGGAATCATCTTCTTGTATTTCCTCTGTATAGAAGAAACCTAGCGTGTTTGCTGCAAGCTCGTTCATTTGTTTGAGCTTTACGTCATAGGCAGATAGTTTCTTTTCTATATCTTTTTTTGACTGCTCTACCGCTGTTTGCTGATCACCAATAAACTCGCTTGCATCTTCTTCAGCACTCTTTGCGCTACAACTCCATGATGTTGAACCGCCGAACACGAACTCTATATCTGTCACAAACGATCTAAAGACACGATTCTTTGTATCAATAAATTCAACTGGATCGCCAAAAGTGGCGTATCCGTTGGCAATTCCGTCACATGAGAAAGGACGCATTCGCAAACCGATTAATTGATTTCCAATAGCTTCGACTCCTGCCTGTGCATTGCCCGACAATAGCTGATTGTCAATAGTAATCACATAGCCGTCCTGACCTGACATATATTCGGTCTCATCTTCTACATATTTGACACCTGTTACAATAACATCGTCTACGTCATATTGTAGATTCTGAATTGAAAATAACGCGTGATAATCGTTATTGCTTAACGTACCACCATCAATCACAGTCCCCATTGTCCATGGATTAAGCGTGCCGCCATCCAGATCATCACCATTTGTCCAGTTCTTTACTGCTCCACCATCGTAAATAGTCGTATTGGTAAATGTCTTATCAAACGTAATAATCCTGAGTAAGTCATTTTCGTCGATTCTTGCATTTCCACCGGCTATCCCGGCACACATTCCGATTACTGTACGGTATGTCGCATTAGATGGCGCTTTCCGAATCTGAAAGTCCGCATTTGGAAACATTGCATCTCCAAGAGTGATTCCACATTGCTGGCAGCATTCTGAGAGCAGTTCCTTGACTGTACAAGGAAAAGACAGGTTAGAATCATATGTCTTATCAGCATTGTGCATTTTATCTAAGAGAGAAAGACTTATTTCGCTCGCCGTTGCAGGCTTTTTCGACACAATGTAAGTACCTCTCTTTATAGCTTCTATCCTGTCGGATAACTGCACATTGAGAAAGATAACAAACCTTGCGGCGTTAAAATTATATCCGTCAAAGCGCCCGTCATCATTTACCAATGATAAACTTGCCGTTTTTTCTATTGCTACACCCACCGGGAAGTCCCCAGAGTCTGCTGAATCTACGAGACTATTTCCAGACAGATAAAAGTCTTTTTTGCCTAGCTTAAGAGTTGTACCATTTGACAATGTAACATTTGCTGTCACGTAATAATTTCTGTTTGTAAGAGATTCTTTCTTCAACTGAGTAGATACATTTATCAAATCGGCTCAATCCTCCTTACATTAATAGACAAATCCGTCCACTTTTCTTCCCCGTCTTTCAAAGTTTGCGCAGCCATATTAAAATTTGATGCGTAGAATGTTCTGTCTATCCATCTTCCCGGAACAGTTGGGTCTTTGTGGTGGAATGTAAATTGGCTCTTGTTAAGTACAGTATTTAGTATGGTTGCTATTTCAGCCCATGTAAGCTCGCCCCATTGCATGTCATACCCACCAATTGTTCCCATTGGTGTATTGTGCATAATCAAATCCTGACTTCTTTTAGAATCTTCCGTAGAAGTGGTTGCGAACACCGGCTTGTAGCTGTCCGGTGCTCTTATAACAACGTTGTCTATTTTAAATTGTTCCTGCGGCATATTCTTCTCCTTACGCTAACTCAAATGGGTTCTTCCCATTCCGGTTTCTTCTCATTTCAGCTTCACTGATAATAATATCTAACAGTTTTCTGCCAGATGCATTAACTGTAACATTGTAGGTATTTCCATCTCCCTGCCCTTTTCCTGACTCTTCCCGGACGATCTGCCGTAATAGGCTTTCCGGTGCTTCCAGGTTATTTCCTTTCTTCTGGTCACCTAATACCGCAAGGAATTCTGACCTTGGCGGAATAACTGCGCCACTGGCCAGATATGGGATAGTTCCGATACGTGGAAATGTCGCATGAAATCCAATAGTCTTTGAACCAAACGGTGTTGGAACAGTCCAGGGTCCAAAGGAAAATGCAGATTCAATTCCACCAATTGCATTATTAATCATTCCAACTGCATTATTAACAATGCTGATTGCTTGATTGATCGGAGCTTTAATAAAATCCACAATGCCTTCAAACGCAGATCTGACTGCATCTCTGGCGGCATTAAACTTATTAGTGATAGCATTTTTTATCGCTTCTACTTTATTAGATACGAACGTAGCTACGTTTTCCCATGTTTTTGATGTCTTGTTCTTTACGCTGTCCCATACGCCTACAACTTTAGTTTTAATTGCATTAAATACTGTGCTGGCTGTGGATTTAAGAGAGTTCCAAAGGCCAGAAAGTGTCTTTTTGATTGCATTCCAAGTAGTAGATGTTGATGTTTTAATAATATTCCAAACATTAGCTATCTTTTCTTTCAAATTGCTTAATGTACGTGTTGCTGATTCTGACAATTCACGAGTCTTTTCAACAACCCAGTCTTTTAATTTTGTTGCTGCCGCGCATATTTCATCCCAGTTTTTGTACAGCAAAACTCCGATTGCTATAGCAGCACCGACTGCGATCGCGAAAATCCCGCCAGTACCGATTGCTGTCGCAATGGCCTTGATTCCACCCATGATTCCGCCAGTACCAGTCATTAACGCGATAAGTCCTTTTACGGCTGTAGCTATTCCAGATGCACTTTTGATAACTCCCGATGCTAATTCTGCAATCTTTGCTGCCGCGAACGCTCCGATTAGGGCTGCGCCGAACGCTTCAACAATCGACTGATGATCAGCAAGAAAAGTTGCTACTTTTGCGACTAAATTAATCACTGTCGGAAGTCCTACCTCAATAACCCATTTCAACATCGGAAGAACGATGTTATTGTAAATCCATTCAAGAACATTTCCAATGGATTCCAGAATTGGTGCAAATGCACTTGTCAGATTACTGATAGATTCTAACAGCGGATAGAAATCTAAGTTTGCCGCCCACGTTGCCGTATCTGCGGCAATCCTCTCAATGAACTGCATAACCACCACAAGAGCATCTGCGATGTTCTGTATAATCTGCGTTCCGACATTGTTCTTATTCCACGCGTCGGCAAAACCGGATGCAATATTCCCAATAGTTTTAAGCACGTTCTGAGCAATCCTTAGCATGGTTGTAAGCATTGTCGTACCTGTACCGTTTGTCCAGACTTCCATGAGACTCCTGCCTACACTCTTAGCAAGCTTCGCAATTCCAGATAGAGCAATCTGTGCCGCATCAATAGTATTCTTACCCTCTTTTTTCCAAGCGTCCTGAAATGGCTTCCAGAGCTTTTTAAGGAGCTTCGCGAGTTTTTCAGCTGATTTGCTAATTTTGTCAAGGACTGTCTCACCCTCTGCCATTTTTCCGTAATCAACATTTTGTACAGCATCTTTCATCTGATCTGCAAGTCCGCCGGTTGCGCCCGGTACTTTTGACGATGAATCCGCACTTTTATCCGTTGAGTAATTATTTATTTCGTCGAGAGGACTAAGATATCCTTTTGCCGCCTTAGTAGCTTTCTTGGTTGCGTCCGCTGTATCATTTGTTGCATCTGCCAGCTTTTCGGCATTGTCGGCAGCATTTCCATATTGGTCTGCCGTATCAGCTATTGCATCTGTTCCGACAAGACCTGCACCACTTGTGCCTGTCTGGCCAGATGATTTCTTTCCGGTGATTAATTCCGTAAATGACTTGAAGGCATTTGCCAGAGTTGCTAACTTACCGAGCAAGATATTAATAACTCTCAAAACGGGAGTGAAGAGATTGATTAATCCCTGTCCGACTGTTGCCTTGAGAGATTGCAACTGTAACTGCATCACTCTGACCTGGTTCGCCCAACTGTCAGATGTTCGGATAAAGTCACCAGATGCAGCCGATAACTGTTTCTGTACAAAAGCCAGGCGGAGAGCAACTTTCTCCTGTTCGGTCATAGCAGATGTGGTTTTGCCGTAGCCATTTGCAAGTGCATACTGGTCAAGTGCTGACTGGGTCATTACCACGCCGAGGTCCTTGAGCGTTTCCGTTTCACCTGTAAACACTGATTTCAGCTTAGTATAAGCCAAGTCTTGCGAAATGTTGTAGAATGATGCCACATCGCCAGTCAACTGTGTCAGAGCCGTTGACATATCATAAGCCTGTGCCTCAGAGAAACCGAACGACTTAGACATTGCTCCGAATGTTCCGACATACTGTTTTGCCATCGTTTCTGATAGTCCGGCTGAGTCCATGGCGTTCTTCGCAAATTCATCAACCTTATCAGACATGGTTGTAAATGTAACATCAACCACGTTCTGAACTTCCGCCAGATCAGAGCCGAGTTCCAGGCATTCTTTGCCAAACTGAATCAGTTTCCCAACCGCGAATGCACTGCCGATAAGGATGCCGATTCTTTTTACCACTGTACCGAGACCCTCAAATTGCCGTCCAAGAAGATTTACATTTCTGCCAGTCCTTGGTATCGTAGCATTTGCTTCATTGAACCCTCTGGATAAACTTGAACCGACATTATCTGCTGAAGACTCCAAACCATTTATAGAATCTTCCACTTCTCTGGTCCGCTGCTGCAAAGAGGAAAAAGAATCATTTAACTGCTCGATTCCTTCGTTGAGTACAGAATCTATTTTTTGACTAATTCCTTTTACAGATTCAGCCAAGTCTTTGAACGCTGCTTGTATCTCATTTATGCTTGATGATATACCACTTGTATCAAGATGGGTATCAATAATGATCGAACCATCAGCAGCCATGCGTCCACCTCCTAACTATTTGAGGTTCAACATCTCATTCAGCTTATCTTTATAAGCTTGCTCCTCATCGCTGAGACGTGTTTTTATGTCAATAATATTCTTGTTTTCCTGATAGAATTTCTTTTCCCACTTGTCGAGCTTTTCGCCCTTTGCTTTTTTTGAACGAATTCCAACTACGGTATTAAAAAGGCACTCGCCAGACTCCATGAAATATCCAAAGAACGTCCACCAGTGCATATAAGGTACTGATCTGATTTCTTTACCAGCAACCTTGTTTACAGCCGGCACGATCATATCTCCGTCCTGTTCCCAGTCCATCAAGCGGGGTTTAGGTTTATTCGGACTATCGTCAACTTGACCGCAGTCAATAAACTCGCAAGCTTTCTGACAAGCTTCTGTAAGATGTTCTGGGGGTATGCTTTGCCAGTCCTCAAACAGAATCTGTAACATAACAACAGCTTTCGCCTGTTCATCCAGTTCTGGGTCATTCATGGCTATGAGAATATCTATAATCACTCGAAAATCCGTTCTGATAGAAAAATCCACCCCACTGATATTTAGTGAGGTGGGTAACTCATAGGCGGTCATTTTGTATACTTCTCCGTGTACTTATTGACTACTTCCTGCATTTTTTTCTTTCTTTTTTCAATTTCTGGTGTAAGTGCTTCATTGATTTTGTCCAGAACGATATAGGCGAACACCTGACCATTTCCAAAAACAGTTGTTGCGGTAATTGGTTCTTTGAATAAATCCTTAGATGCTTCGTATCCGAGCATATAATTGATTTTGTCCTCAATCTGCTTATTAATCTCCGCCATCTCTTTGCTGGAAGAAACATTTTTAACAGATTCCTGAGCCTGCTCAAAGAAAGTTTCCAATTCTTCCGCTCTTGCTGCAACGTTAATATCAGTAGGGTTCAACTTGAATGAAGAAAACACTTCACCCTGTTTGTTTGTGAATGTGAAAAGAAGAAATCCATCATCAATGTTTGTATTAATTGTCTTTGCCATTTTCTATACCCTCCTAAAAATTATTCGCTGTCAGCTGTAAATGTGCCGGAACTGATATCAAATTTTCCTTTTACTCGTTCGCCGGTATAATTGACGGTAAACGGAATCTGATAGCCAGATGTATCACCGCCGTAGGAGGTCGGCACAACGTAGCAGTCCTGCTGATATGCTTCATACTTGCCTGCTGTGGCTTCTGTCCAAAGGTGAACCTCAACTGCTTTTGTTTTGAGGTTATCGTCTTTGAGACGTCCATCTACAATCTTCTGTAATGCTGTAAACAGATCAGAAGTAGTGTCTGCATAGAATGGATCAGCGTCAGAAGAAACTTCGTAGCCGTTATGTTTGAATGTGGATTCTCCAAGAATGTTTTTAGAGGTTTCGGTGTCTGGATTGAGTTCAACATTGTACTCTTCCAGATCTTTTCCAAGACGTTCATACTTCGGTGTCAGTCCTCCACAGAGAGAACCTGCATCGATATAATGAGCCATATATTTACGGTCAATTTTTCCTGTAACTGGCATAGAAATGTCCTTTCTGCCTATAACTTTAAAAGGCTGTGTAGGTTAGCGACTATCTCCAATTGATAGCCGGTTGTTACTTGTTATATTGCTTCGTAAGTATTTTCGTAGCGCACCGACAATGGTAACAACCAATCCTGTACGCCACTCTCCTGCGGTTCTAAACCATAGGAGTTGTCACGGGTGATACGTTTTATCACTCGCCCCTGCGAAAGCTCTGGAAACACATTTAAACGCGTCTCAGAGCCATTTATAATAACTGGTTCCCGGCATATCCATTTACCGAGATTGTCAAGGAACTTCTGAACAGATAGTTTCTGCCTTTCTTTGTCAGATGCTGTGCGATATACCACGTAAAATGGGTACTGGCATACCTGGTGCATTACGCCACAAACATCTTCTTTTTCTGAATAAATCAAAGCTCCATTATCTGCCGAGAACGCAATTCCCGATTCTTTGCCAAGTTCCTCGAATTTGATTATTTCATTGTCGTGTAGTCCCGGATACTGGTTTAGAAGTGCTTTCATGGCGTCTGTCAGAATGTCATATCCGGTTGCATCTACTCCGATAGGTTTATCTGCCATGTCTGCCACCTCCTGCCTGTGCTTTTACTTTGCGAATCCATGTGCTGCCGTATTGTCGTTTAGCGGCATCGAACCATTTTGCTTGTACCTGAGTATGCGGTGATTTTGTATATTGAAGATTCTCCTTTGCGTTCGTCTTGCCAGAATACTGACTCACAAGAACCTTTTCCGCATCGCGTCTTGCCCATGTGCTACCTGTTGCGGGGTCGACCATGGTTTTTCCAAAATAAAGAAAACGTCCATATGGTTCTGCCGCCGCACATACAAATCCAGTCCCTTGCATTGATGTACTTTTGACTCTTGTTTGGTCAATAAAATCTCCTGAAATCATCGGCATAAACTCTATCATACTGTCCATGACCATCCCGTCAAGGAGATACTGAGCTTCTTGGTATTGTCTGGAAAATCTGCTCATATTTAGCTTTATTTTCATATCTCCATCGACTACGGAGAATCCTTTAAAATGATGAATTTTGCTCATATTACTTACCCAGAATCTCAAAGTGTGGAATCAGTGTGTACGGACCGCCTACACTGGTAACCTTAAACACGTTATCCTTGTTCTCGTTCATGTACTGGTAGAATCCGTTTCGATAATCACCATCAGTTACTGCTCCACCAGTCCATTCACCCTCCCAAAAGAATGATTCGTCCGAGAATGTGATAGTATCTTCCAGAGCATTGTTAATCTGCCTTTTCCACTCCTTCGAAGGCACCCATGGGAGAATCTTGCCATCTTTATCGGTAATGGTTATATCACCGTTCTGAACAGCATAACGAACGTGCAACTGTGCGTTGTCAGTTGCGTCTGGTCCGTACTTTTTAAGGATTGCTCCCTTGTCCGTAATGAGATCAACGCCGGATAGCACGTGAGGATACCAGTACGCATCTCCTGTCGTGGCTGATTCGTAATAGTCAAAAATCGTCACCGTTTTTTCGTACATGATACCCTCTCCTTAATATTATTCTTTCTGCGTTGTCTGCTTAATAATCTGATTCACGCCAGTAGCCGATAATCCGTTAAACATACCGACCGCAACCGCTGTGATATAATCCGTTGCCGGGAAGTCCGGGATAACTCCCATCCCGACAGCTCCGAGAATGCCACCAATAACCGCCATGATCACTGGAATCCATTCATCAGAGATTCTTTTTGATGCTTTACAGCCCATTCCTACGATGTAGCAAATCATAACGATTGCTATACATGAGCCTAATGTTGAAATGTCCATAGCTTAGTCCTCCAGATTCACATTTTCCATAACTGCCCTTGCTTCCAGAACTGCAATATAATCCGTCATTGCTCTTACCTGCATATTGTAAGTACTTCTCGGACAAGTAGGAGTAAATGGGAGTTCTCCTTTATCCCATTTTTCAAGCATATTCGCAAGTTTCTTATATCGAATAACCACCTGCATATACTCTGCCTTAAAGCGTTCCTTGTAATCTGCACTATTCATCATTTCAACAGTCTGTTTTAATTCCATCATTTCTATCACACTCCTGCATACAATATTGGTATTCCATCATCCGTCCTTACTCCCATCAGAAGCGGCAAAGCTGTCTTAAGAAGCAAGTCGTTCGTTTTCTGTGCATCTCCGGCGGCGGCATATACCGCACTCCATTCCTTTGCACTCGCTCCAATCTGCTGAGGTGTGGCGTAGGAAATGGATTCACTGCCGGAGGATACAGAGGTTACTGCACCGGCTTTGATGTTCCCGACATTTGTGTCGGTAAGATTTGTCGAAGCCTGATTGATTGCGTTCTTCTCAGCAAGTTCAATCTGATACATTAATTCAGCTAATGAACAAACTGCCTTTTTGATGCGCTTCTGTGAGCGTTCATTTGTTGGCAGCCCATCCACCAGTCTATCAAACGTCATTGTGTCCACAAAATCACTGGCTCTTTCTGCCAGTCGTGGAAAGTCAGCTTCTGGCACGACATTGCCGAATGATTCTGTATAGAATTTATAATCTGCGTAAGCCATGCCAGTTACCTCCTGAGATCATCATTTTGCTGTTACAGTCGCATGTCCGGCACTAAGTGCCTTGTAGGTGCTGTCACACTCAACCACCGTGATAACCTGCCCTGTTGCTGCTGTAATATCGGATTCGCCATCCCATGCGCTCCAGTTCTTCACATTCTGTCCGTAGTCTACGGCAGTCTCAGAAGATGCAACTTTGTATTTATATGCATTCCCTGCGTTTACTTTTGCCGGAGTAATGGTTACTTTTGTATCTCCACTCTTACTTCCTGCTGCGGAGTTTACAGTGAGGGTTCCCAGTGTCTGAGTTGTGTCGATAGTTCCGACAGCAACAGCGTCAATATATTCTGCAAAGAGGGTAAGCCCCATGATTGCGAATGATTCAGACACTGCTGTGTGGTAATTGCCCTGTGTATGGAATCCGATCAGATTTGTTTCACCGGATACAGTATATACAAGACCCGCTTTTGCGAAATCAGATTCGTTCGGGTCAACATAGTACAGAACGATATTTTCAGCAGGTGTAGCGATTACTGTTCCTCTCGGAATTTCACTGTCAGACAGTAAGAAAATCGTATTGAATCCCAGGAAGTCTTTCACATACTGGAAGCCGAACTGGTTCTGAATAGAAATCCCAGCTGCTCCGATATACTCGTACACGTCCAGAATATTTACAAACCCAACAACGCCAGTTACATTTCTATGCATTTGTTTGAATTTGTTTTCTACACGACCTTTAGCCATTGCCAGAGCCATCTGGAAAGTGGTTTCCGTGAATGAGAGAGTACCTGTTTTCAGATAGTTGTAAAATCTTTCAGTAACATTAGTCTGAAGCTGGAAGAGGAATTCATCATCGGTCATCTGAACAGCGTTCTCGTAACCGTGATCTTTGATTGCTTCGATAGATACAGCCTTTGCGTATTTCTCGATAGTCATTTCTGCATAGGGTTTTTCTTTTACAACGAATTTGCTGTAAGGGATTTCCTCACCTTCACCAACATTTCCGTTCTGTAATGTACCCTCTGCATATTTTGATTTAAGAACCGCTCCGGGCGTCTTTTTGATTGGACGCATGATACCAAGTATTTCACGTAAGTGTTCCCAGTTTCTTTCGAATCTGGTAACAAAATCAATCTCACGTGCTTTTACCTGAATATCATTTGTCATAATAAGATTAGCTTTTGCTGCCATATAAAATCCTTTCTACCCATAATTAATTATTAAGGCATTGGGTTAGCGGCTATACTCTGGTGTATAGTCGGTGTAAAAAATCACTGGAATAACTGGATATTCTGAGCAATTGCAGCCTGTCTCTCGGACGGGTCTTTGATCGCTTCGATATCTTTTTTAGTCATGCTTCCCGGTGTCTGCTGCTGTCCAACGTGAGTGGTAAATCTTGCCTGATTCTGCTGAGCCTGCTGCTGAGATTCATCCACAAAAGCAGATGCGTCAGACTGCTTCATCTGCTCGATCAGATCGTTCAGGCCAAGGATTTTACCGTCTTTCAGTTTAAGACCTGCTTCTTTGATGTCTGCCATGACTGATTTCTTTGCCGCTTCGCTGGAAAACTTAACGTCATCGAGTGCCGCTTTCAGAGCATCCGAGAAATCACGGTCGTAGATTTTTGCATTGAATTCTTTCTCTGCATCTGCCGCTTTCTGTTTCCAAGTCTCTAACTCGCTTTTAATATTTGCCGGGTCGATACCGTCAAAACTTTTTAAGGTTTCTTCTGCTGTCTCAGCACGTACTTTCCAGTCATCACGTTCTCCCTCGACTTTTGACAGAGTTTTTGCAACTTCCTTTGCATTCTTGTAATTCTCAGAGAGTGCTTTCTTTACATCTGCCTGTTTATCCTCCGGGATTTCAATTCCAAATGATTTTAAAGTGTCAATAAGTTTCTGCATAACATCCTCCTGGTCGTGTTTATTGACCTGCCGCCGCAGGTAAATGGATTAAGCCAGTTAGACCACTGGCAAGGTAATCGGAAAGGCAGGAATCGAACCTGCGACCTCACATTTACAGTGCGATCTACCACTGAGCTACATTCCATGTCGCCTATAACGGCCAACCCTCTAAAAAGAAACTGGGGTGAATTTCACTTCTTTCGCTATAGCGTAAATCCACCTGAGACATAGACCACCTGTATACAAACAGCTTAACTCTAAGCGGATTAAAGCGGAGCGCCCGGAATCGAACCGGAGACCAGAGTGCGACTCTGTCAGTTTTCCACTAGCGTACATTCCACATAACCCGGATTCCCGGGTTAGCAAGGTGTTTAACGTGTCATGCCTGCCACGAGTTGTTTCGGATATTTATTTCTTTTTTAAAAGAAAAGTATGAATAACAAAAACCTTAATCAAGGAGGTGAGCCATCTTGCGTGCCAGATGGCAAATACGCACGACAGGATTCGAACCTGTTCAACTTTCCGTTAAAGCGTGCGTACCAGCTACTAAATTAAAGGAAGGAGGATTAAAACGAAAATGTCAAAAACAACCGTTTTACTTGTGCTTCCTGCTGCACAATTACATTATAACAGATTTCTTTTAACTACCTCTCTACCACTTTTGTGTTTTTAGAGCATATCACGGAGTTTTTCTACGTATCTCTTGACAAGATCACGTTCTTCCCGGCACTCTGCATCCTTGGACATATCACTCATTTCTGTTGTAAGTTCGTCCAGATGTTCTTCCAATGCGGCGAGCATCTTTCTTTTGCAGTCTTCAGACTTGCCGGAACGATAGCTCTGTTTCTGCGTCATGTAATCGTCATAAGCATCTCGCCCATCAGAGCGGCTGTAATGCCCTCTGACATAATGTTCACCCCTTCTGGCATAAGAATTACCCCTGTCGTAATCCGGCATCATTCTGCCATCATTTGAGCTGTATCTCCCCATGCTGTCACGCTTTCTTCCACGTTCACTGTAATCGTCATTGTATCCGCCACGCATCTCATCAAGGACAGTGTTGTAGTACTCTACTTTCTTATCCCAGTACTGCGTATTCTTGATATCTTTGTACATATCAATCAGTTTGTATGTCATTTCCAAGTTCCCAGTGGTCAGCCCATTATCAGCAATTTTGGACAGCTCGTCTTCGATTCTTGCGCATAAGTCTTTAATATCTCTCATAATCACACCTCCTACGCTTCTCTGGTCACAACAATGTTCGCGTTCGCAACAGAAATAGCCTGATCGCTTGTGTTTTCTACCGCGATATTAACGCAGCATCCGCGAGGCACATCAATATAGATGCCAGAGGACACATTATTGTACTGATTTACTGCTGCCGGTGTGGAAATCATCTGGGAAGAAAGAACCGGCTCACCAGAGATTGCAATTGCCAGAGAAATAGCTCCGACAGTACCGCCTGTTGGAATTGCGATATTACCAGAAAAATCCACGAAGAATCTCGCTTTACACTGGTTAGTCAGTCCTCTTAGAGTGATGATTCCGCTTTCCTCTCTGTGCTGAATGCAGTTAGAACCCTTAACTGCTGTATTTGAAAATACTACGTTTCCATTTGCTGCTACAGTCTGAGCAGCCACATTTGTAAATTCTGCCATAAAAATACTCCTTTCATATCACAAAAGGACAGGTCTCAGCCTGCCCCTCTGTGTAATAACGGCATAAGCCGACATCCGAAATCAATCGAAAGATACTCTCGATATGAAGTTATCAGCAATTGCATCCGGTGTTGCATCCGCATCCACATCCGTAATATGTGTTCGGGTTAGGAACCTGATATGCCGGAATCGGTGCTGGATTGATTGCATTAATGAGCTGCTGTGTCTGAGAAGCCATTGCAGTTGTGAGAAGTGCGCTCTGGCGATCCTGAGATGCAGCACGTCTGAGATCATTATTCTCAGCCTGCAGACTAGAAATCTTTTCATTGCAAAGATAGTCAAGAATGGCTCTTGTTCCTGCATTCTGACTGTCAATAATGTCTCTTGTGTTACTGTTCATTGTGTTCTGCAATGCGCAGGTATTCTGTGCCATATTGTAATTTACGCCCTGAATTGCTTCTCTGGTTTCGCAGCAACAGTTCGCAAGCTGTGCCTGTAAAGCATTGGTATTCTGCATATTAGCCACAGTATCGGCATTAATAGCCTGCTGGATTCCGAAGCCGGTCTGCATGATGTTTGTGTTGATTCCATTAAATCCGGTAAGCATACCGTTGTTCACTGCATAGAAGCCATCACAGAGACCGTTGTTGATTCCGTCAAGCTTGCTGATTACTGCGGAATTGTCAAATCCTCTCTGAATGTCTGCCTGAGTAGCTGCTGTGGCTGCATATCCGCCACCATTGCCATTATTGCCCCATCCGTTGTTTCCCCATCCGAAGAAAGCAAAAATGAATAAAACAATAATCCACCAGCTGCCATCTCCGCCAAACATGCCGTCATTATTTCTACCGTTTCCGGTAGCAGCGGCAATATCTGCTAAGCTATAATTTCCATCCATAGTTATAATCTCCTTTTTGTGTATTTACATCAATCTGGCCAGATTGTAATGTACTATTTCATTCCTTTCAGCATGTGCTGGAATTGTCCTGCCATCTGCTGAACCTGATTAAGTTGCTGTTGGGAAATCTTCCCAGACTGTAACATCTTCTCAACTTCTGCTTTCGGATCTCCCTTAAAATTCTGTTTAAATTGCATGAATTGCTGTATCATCTGCATTGGTCCGTTTCCCTGCGGCATCCCACCGCCAAGTGCATTAAATAATGGATTACTCATCTGCATTTCCTCCCTTAACTGCTGATTCCTGTATGGTATTAGCGCTGACAGGCTCAGAAAATGAATTTAATCGGTTTATGATAGCTTCGTATTTGCCCTTTAAATCGTTATATTCCTGTCTGGTGACGTATTTACTATCCATGTTCTGAACAGGCTGTTTAGGTGGCATATGAGTGCCTACCTCATGGTATTCAAATGTTCGTAATGGCTGTGGCATACCGGAAACGTCTGTGGATTTTATAAAGAATTTTTCTGATTCTGAATCCATCAGTAAAACGCTTGTCCCGGGTGCTACCAGATAGGATTTTGCACCAACTTCGCCAGATACCCACAGGATTCCATTATTATTCTGCTGGGGTTGTTGCACTGGTTGAGCTGGAATCTGGACAGGCTGTTGCTGGAACTGGTTCATTTGCCCAGGGACGCCAAAGCTATATTGATAAGGATTGTTATATAATGCCATCTTATGCACCGCCTTTCTGATTATATTTTTACATAAAAAAAGAACCGGAAACAGGTCGTTTCTGGCTCTAATTAGTATTCAAAAAGTATCAGCACACTTTAATTATTTTATTATTCACCCTCCGGCTTAATCGTTTCGCCGTGGATATACTCACATTCATCTGTTCAGCACAATATTCGAGCGTATATTCCTTGCATCTCAATCGGAATAGTTTTTCTTCATCCGGTGTAAAATTGCACTCTATCAAGAATCTATCTATATCTTTCTTAGTGAACACATATAATTTCATGAGCATACCCCTTACTAATGCTAACGCTGATTCTGTGCAAGATAATTTGTAAGCTTCTGTTTTGTTTTTTTTAATTCTTCTACATTATTCCCACTGATCTGACTATCCAACATGGTTGATAGCACTTCCAAAATCAATGAATCACGTTCTGCAATTCTCTGAAGGCTTTCATAATCTCGTCTATCATGCTCTTCCAGTGTCTCTACTCGCTTATTAAGTCGGAATGCCGGTGTAATCCATTTAAAGATTACGGCTGCCGCCCCTCCGACAATAGACACCCCTCCGCAAATAGAGAGGAAAATCTGTACAAATTCTGATATGCTCATTTATTCTCCTTTTCCCAGTAATATACTGGGATCTCATTACCGCTATTCCATGTATCAAAATATTTTCCCTCTTGTACTGTCACTACATGGCCATCTATGCAGAGAATATATGTACCTGTCGGATGGTCTGTACAAAAGTCATTGACTGTATAGATATATCGCTCTGACTGTTCTATCAGTTTGCGCCTGTATCCATGCTTATAAAGGTACGCGCCCCAGACATAATTTGCACTTGGCATATCTGACAGAGCACACGCCTGTATCATTAATCCGGCAAATACTGTTTCCCAGTCAAACCCGGTTGCTTTGCATATTGCCCGGACAGCACAATCTCCGACTCGATTCCCGGCAGGATTCGGATTATAATATTCCCATCTGTCCATCAGTCAATCCCCTTTGCTGTCTTATATCGTTTTGCCGCTCCTCTGGCTTTTGCGGCGTTCTGGCGGTTCCACTTCGCTATCATGAGTCGGTCTTGCAATTCCCTTAAGCCGTTCTGCTTACAGTAATCTTTGTATGCAGCATTTTGTTTCTGCAAAAGATAAGACTTCCGGTCAAGGTCTTGTTGGAGTGCGAATTTCGCCTGTTCGTCCTTGCAGTTATTAACTGCCGCTTGCATTCCGAGAACTTCTCTCTTTGTCTTTCTGATTCTTCGCTCATAAGTACGTTGCCGTTGTTCCTTTTCGTACTGTTTGCCTTTGTCAGCTTTGTCCTGTGCTGATAGTTCTGCATAAGGATTAAATTCTCCGTCGCTTGCCCCAAAGCTATGCCGACAGTTGACGCCTGACAGTCCACTTGCTGTTCCGTATCCGGTCAATGAGAACGGCGGAAACTTCTTGCTCTTACCAGAACGAGAGTATATCTTGCCTTGCCACCATGAGTGATTGCCCGGATTCTGGCCGCCGTCACCCGTTCTGGCTCCTATGTGAGCACTGACTAGAACTAAATCCCAGTCCATTTCTTCCATGCGTTTTAGGGATATGTCACCAGTAGCTTGTGCCACACCAGTTCTGACAGAACGTGCGACTGCTGTTTCAATCGTGTCTTTTCTGCCAGACGGATATGTGACAGTCACGCCATCACTCACAACATTATTAACTGCTTCTTTGATGGCTTGTGTATACCCAACCGCCCCAGTCATCACATGGTTATATGCAAGGTCGCATTGTTCAATATAGAGTCTCTGAGCGGCACTTGCGGTTGTTTGTGTGAAGTTCTTCCACTCGCCCATAGTTGCAAGCATATTCCGCTCCATGAGCCTTATCATAGCCGGTGACTGTTCAAGCGGTACAGGGCTTAATCCTGCCGCCTTGTATACCTTGTCATCATAGTTCATTGCAGTGATTCCGGCATCTTCAAACGCTTCAAGGAGTTCCTGCTGTTCACGTTTGGTATATTTGGATAATTCCGCCAGAATGTCCTCTAGCAGTTCACCGGATTCCTGTAGCGTTCTGATTCTCCATGCATCAGCATTAGTCAGAATATAGTCCTCGCCTCTGCCGATTCTCGCCATCATCCGCGACACGATCTCGGAGATGATATACTGATGCAGTTCTTCGGCTATCTGCTCACTGCCCTCTGTTATCCGGCGTAAATATTCTGGACTAAGTATAGTATATCACCTCTTTCGATAAATGTTGTGGTATATGTTTTGGCTTTTTTTTACTGGTTAACTAAAGCATTCTTTAGTTAATCATGAAATATTTCATAATTTCCCTCGCATTGTATTTGGCAATCTTCTTTGCACCGTTTTCATTGGTATGAATACCGTCAAGCAAATCGGTCTGAATTGGTGCAACACCAGATTGGTCAGGATGGTCATAATCAATCGTTGTTTGGCTTTCGTAGATATTTCGGATTCCGCATCTACGAGTGTCGATTGTTTCTGCTCCAAGCCTATCGGCAACAAAATTGATAAAATCACCTTTCTGGTAAATGCTATCGAAAGTTTCATAACATTCTTGCGTTGGTGTACACATGAAAATCACTGCATTCGGATACGCTTCATGCAACTTTTGAAAACCATATCGGATAGCACCTGCTAATGTTTGTCGATTCACACTTTCAAGCGGAACAACTGTAAAATTATTCTGAGCGTAATTCGTGATAAACTGTGATTCTACACTTTCTTTTGTCTGCGCAGAGAAATCAATAGAATCATTTGTCCCAAACGAGAATGTAATCACATCAAAGTCCTGATAATCTGCATCTCCGTTCGCTTTTGCATTTAGCACTTTCTGTACTTGATTTCCCATTACATTGCCATCCGTAGATGGCTGTGGATTTCCGTCATACGTCTGATTAGCAACTTTATCCTGCCATGTGGAACCTGCAACAGATACATTCACAACCTTATCAGCAAGAAGGTACTGTTTAATCCAATATGTCCATCCGTTTACACCACCCATAGCGGTGATGCTGTCACCAAGTGTAAGAATCTTTAATCCTTTCCATTTTGGAAGAATCGAGTTTGGTAATGCCGATTCGTTCACCGTAACATAAAGTTCTCCATATGGAGTGAATTTTGTGATACCATGTTGCTCGATTTTTAATGTGTTTAAAGTATCTCCTAATCCTCCATTTTTAGAGAATCTCAAATAATATGCGCCGTTTGGAACTGTTAATACGGTAGGTTCATTGTTTATGCCAGACAAATATTTTTTATCTGCATCAAAATATGCGCCCGTGCTTGCCACACCAATAGGAAGCTCGTTGCTACTAAAATAGAGAATCATTCCTGGCTTTATAGGAATGTAATCACTGGAATCCCATGAAGAAAAGCTAGTTTCTAAATAACCACTTTCTGATAACACAGCACCTTTGGTCACAGTATTCTTATTAAAAAGATTTGTATGGTCTTCCTGTATTTTTACAACTTCGGCTTTGACTTCACTTACTTCGAGTTTTATATTACCAGTGTCTTTCTTTATATTATCCACATCGGCTTTGATTTTAAGCTCACCATATGGAACATATGCGGTTCTTGAACCTTTTTCAATCTGCAGCTTTTCTTTTTTTGAACCGAAAGAAAATCTTGCATACCCATCAGACGTGACTGCTATATTATCATTATCATTAGGGTTGCCAAAGGAATCTACCCGCTGCTTGTCTTTGTCGTAAAACGCGCCCGTAGAATATGGAGTTGGTTCTCCATTTGAGCTAAAATACAGAACTTCTCCTTTAGATACGGGAATATATCCTGTTGCAAACCAGTTATCAAAAGACATTTCAGTGCCATCACCCTGACTTATTGCTGTATTCTCTTTTGCGTCTGCCGGATTGTATAAGTTAGGAGATAATATGTTATCTAAGTCCTCCTTTAGCGAACTAGTTTCCTCTTTCAGTGAAGCAATGTTCGTCTTGTTCTGCTCAATCTGCTGTGCCTGTTCTGCCGTGGCTCCGGGCTTGACCGGATTCTTTTCAAGGTATTCATTTACTGCATTCTTGATTTCTTCCGGCGAAATCTCACCGCCAATTCCTTTTAAGCATAATTCGTATAAATACTTCTCTTTTCGCGTGATTGGCTTCGGGAGTTCGCCCTTGTAATCACCTGTCAAGTACGCAAGATACTTTTCTTCTCGCGTTACTGGTTTATCTGTCATCTTTTTACTCCTCTCCGAATAATTTTGGTTCGTCTGGCTGAGCTTCTTTGACCATTGCTTTCGCTTCTTCCTCAGTCATTCCTTCAAACTTCACGAAATACAGCCATGCCGGAACCTTGCCAGTAGTCACATACTGCCACCATCTTGCACGGTCGTTTTCACGCACATACAGGATATCGCCGAAATCATAATTGACTTCATAGGCTCCAACAGGTGCAAGCCCGTACAGGTCAGCGTAAACATTTAATGCGTAGATTACTTCATCCAGACAGGATTCCAGTTTGTCTCGAACATCTTTGATAAACTGCACTGTCCTCTGCTGTTCCGCTTCCACTCCCGTAGCTGTCTGGATGCCGCTAGATTCGTTAAAAACAAAGTAGCCGTTGGAGAATCCAATCTTGTATCCTAACTGACTTAAAAGGGCATTTATTCCGCTTATACGGGTATCTGTGTTGAGTTGTGGATTGATTTCTTGATAGAATTCTTTCTCATCCTGCCCGAATACATTCTTGACAAAGCGCGGTAAGTTCATCTCTTTCCGTCTGTTCTCCATGCCCTGCGGTGACATGGCTGATACAGGTGTACCGCTCGGCATCAGCAGTCTATCATCTGCCAGAACTATCTTCTGAGAATCAAAAATTTCTCCGGCATTACGGCTGTATGCAATGTCGAGGTCTTTTAACTCTTCAATGGCTTCTGCAAATATCGGCAAGCCCAGCGGCGTACTGATATCCACGTTGTTCGCCTGCGGTGTCCGTAGAACTCCATATAGAGGTCCGTCCAGCTTCTCACCGTTTGCTTTGAGAATCGGCGGTGTATCTGCCATAAGGTCAGCCCATTTGGTCTGTTTAAGGTCAATCTTATCTCCGATGCTCTGAGGGGATTTCGACACATAGGCTCTATTAGAAACGTAGTACGGATAAGTTGTCACGCCGTCTATTGTGGTCTCAATAAATCTATGATATTCAAGCCGTGTATAGTATTTCCGTCCAATAGTGTAAGAATCCTTGAATATAATCCCTTTAATCTCCTGATTATCGTAATCTACAATCATCACGTCTGCCGGAGTAAATACGTCAAGGCTCTCACCGTTTGGCTTGATGAATACTGTTCCATAAGCGCAACTATATTCTACCCAGTGGCGTATCTGGAAATATACTTTATCAATCTGTTCCTGTAGCCACGCAGCCCTTGCGGAACCATCTATCTGGATACCGATCGCCAGTGTTACGAGCCGTGCTGTCTCTGAGCAGACAGATTTCGCAAAATTAATCGTCTTGATATTGTTCTTGTCATCTAACCATTCCGGCGCACCTCTGTAGATGTTCGCACACCGGTTAATCAGTGATTCCATCTCTGGAAATTCTGCTGCCTGGATGTTGAAGTCCTCTTCGGCTTGTTTTTTGAATATCATGTTAAACCACCTTTTTAGTGTTGTTATAAGTCCCATTATGCATTGTTACCCCTTCTTCTCCACAATGATTCTGTTGCGTATCTGCAGGCATCGACTAAATGGTTGTTCTCGTCAGGATATCCACTTATAACGTTTCCATCTTTGTCTCTTTCATATTCGTACTCTGAAAACTCTTTGTAAGCATTAGGCGTTCTTTTGGGGTCAATAACGATAGTCCTTGTCTGAAGCCATTTCATAGAATACTCCACACTTCCAGGCCCTTTTATTGCGCCCCTTGCTGGAAGTCCAAAGTCTCTATAATCATTGATTGATTTAGGTTCCGCAGAATCGCAAGTAATAGTATAATCATCATATTTTCTTTTTAGAATCTCGTCTGCTGATTTCCTATTACTCCATTTATTTTCGTAAATTTCATCAATGAGATATATCTTTTCAGTGTTATGATTGTAATACAAACGTATAAAAGCATACGGGTCAGGGAAAAATCCCCAGTCACACCCCTGAAATATTTTATCCATGCGGCTGATCTCTTCATCTGTAATATCTCTAATCTCCAGATATTCAAATACGTTCCCGCCGTCACCATTTGGGACGCCCAGGTATTCATGCTCATAGGCTTCTGGATTGATTTCTTTCAGATGTGCTGCATCGTCAATAAACTTCTGTCCAAGCCACTCCGCCGGGGCTTCCAGATAGCTCGAATGATGAATAACTCTTTTCGGGTTAGGCATGAGCTTAATCCTGTTTACCCAGTTTGATTTTGATTTTGGTGGGTTATACGATGAAAAATCATAGGACTCGTCACCACCACGAAGCACTGACTGATTAACAGAGCGTTCCTGAGCATCTCCCTTCATTTGATCTTTTTCTTCTTTCCAGAGGATTCCAATGTAGCCAAACTCCGGCTTAATGGATTTCAGTTTGGTTTCATCATCCAGACCACGGAAGTATATTGTCTGTCCAGTCTTAATATACTTGATCTCAAGTGGCGACACCTTGCATTCAAATTCTTCCATCAGTCCAAGTTCATTGATAGCCCATTTCATATTGGCGTATACGGAATCTTTCAGAGTGCCTGCCACCTGTCTTGTAATGCAGGCGTGCATCTGTGGATTATTCTTAATAAGCTCAACAATCTTAAAAGCTACGAAAGAGGATTTCAGACCACCTCGACCGCCCTCGAATACATATTCGATATTAGGCTTAATCTGTCGGTTAATATCCACGAATGCCTTGCCGAGCACTCTGGCAGGAAGTTCGTATTTGCTTTCGTCTGATTTTGATACAGCTACCAACTGTTCCCATTTGTCTACTGCCTGCATATTTCCTTTAATAGCTTTATCGTATACGGCAGCTACAATGCAGGCATTGTTATTTGCATCCTCATCAGATATTCCCATCTTTGTGAGCTTCTTTTTCGCAGTGGTCGGGGCAGGATTCTCAGCTATCATTTTTGCTAATTCAGAAAGGGTCTTTTTTTGACGGCGCACTTCTCCCGACTTAATACCGCCTTTTTTTGTTATTTCTCGGAGTTCGCTCGGAGTTCGTTCAGAATTTGGTATTAAATTTTTCTCATTTGCCATCCTATCAACATCCAATCATATCCTTTCTGAATTCAAAAAAGTCCCCAGTATAGCAGTTATATACAAATATAATACCACACTGGGGAGATTTAGCTCTCTACCACTTTTATAAATTTTTAAGTTTTTTTTAAAGCCTGCCAATCAGTTTGGCCAGATGATAATATTCCGCCATGACCTTGCGTTTGTATCCGTAAAAGTCATTCTCTGTTGCAGGAACTGTCCTGATCTTCTCCATTGTCCGATAGCCGATACCGTTCACGATGCTGTCATAGATTTGCGATTCAATGCCGGGTGCATATTTGATAGATACCTGTAACAGATTGTATTTGTCGCTTTCACTAAGATTCCGCAAGTGACTTTGTAATGTCGGTATATCATCCGGCGGCACTCCGTAATCAATCAGTGTTGCCTTTCTCAGCTTCATTTATTTCACCTTCTTCATTCAAGCTCCAGTCACATGGTATGCCTTGAAAACATTCTGGACAGTGTTCGTAGAATCCGCAGCCTTTGCAATCCGCTGGCTGTCCAGTACAATATTGCTGTAGTACGTGGTATGCTGATATAGCAAGGTTTGGCGTTATGTCTGGTGTAGGTTTGTCTGGCATATTTATCACTCCTCTCAAATCGTATAAACATGCTGTTTTGGTGCTACTTTTCCGCGTTTCTTTCCTTTTTCGAAAGGCTTTACAAATACTTTCTTACCGCTTTTGTACGTTCTGTAATGTCCTCTTACGCTCCAACATGGGCAGCTGATTTGACTATGTTTTACGGATTTTTGATATAGATTATTCTCTACAACATATTCAATCAAATCATCAAGAAGAAAAATTTTATTATCTTTTTTTGACAAATGATTTTTCCCCCTGCTATTGACTTTTCTGCTTCTATCTACTTTTCTTATAGCTTTTTCCCTTGATTCAATCTTTTCCATTATGGTTATCAATGCTCGTATTATGAGTGTACAATAGTCGTGGTCAATTTTTTCGTATCTCCGATATACTTCATCCTCGACATCCGTAACTTGTCCCACCATTATCTGCATGCCATATTTTTCTGAAAATTGAATATAATACGACACTTCCGGAAATTTATCTTCTTTTTCTGGTATAGGCTCTGGAACTACTACCATTCCTTCATCAAGCAATAACTCTCGACTGTAAAGTTGTATAAGTGCCTCATGTACTTTATCTCCATCAATCAATCTAAGAGTAAAATCAGAAAAAATAAATTTACATTTCAAAATATCGCCAAGATCTTTAAGTGGTTTCAAATCTTTTATTTCACAAACAATAGTAGGAAAGAAATAATCATCCATTCTGCATCTCCTCCAACTTCTTCTCAGCATCTTCACGGGTGAGGAATATAGATTCTCCAAAATCACATTCTCTAAAGTATGCCACAATAAAACTATTCGTTACTTTTGCGTAAATTCTGAATTGTTCTCCAGACGCATAATAAGATACGCTTGATAAAAAAGATTCATATACTTCATATTCCGCATCTCCATCATATTCATCATAACCAAACACATTAATTGGCGATGTTACCACCCAAACCGTATCTCCAACCTTACACGGCAATCTCACAAGCAATCCCTGTTCTTCTAAGTCTTCATAAACAGCAAGTTTCGTAAGAATTTTATCCGCAAACGGTTTTAATAATCCATCCGTAATTTCTTCTTTTGCAACTCCTGTACCATCAACATTTCTTTCTCTTTCTGTTAATCTCTCCATCTACTTCACCTTTTTCAATTTCTCCACAGCCCACTTCAAAGACTCAACAAACTCATCGTTTAATGCTGAGCGATCTGGATTCTTGATAAATTTTTCAATAGTGCTAACTGCTTTCTCTTCTAATTTAGGTACTGTAAATTCACCATTTTGTGCAATTTCAAGAAGCTCATCAATGTTGTATTTCCAATTAGATATATCACACAAAAACTTGTGACACTTAGTGTTTCTTTGATTCAATACACATTCTATACATTCACGTTCACAGCATTTGGTTATATCTGAATACCACTCAACAAACTCTCTTGCCGTAATTTCTTTCGTTCCAAGGAGTTCGGACGCTTCATACAATGTCTTTTCAAAATCTCTGCAAGTAACGTTCTTATCGTCATAAAAATTCAATATGTTTGGAAATGGAATTTTGATAGGGTTTAAATGGTTCCCTCTCGCCCATGTGAATCCCTGAAGCTTTGCCATTTTCAGAACACTCAAATATTCTTCCTGTGTTTTTACAAACACGCTTTTTCCTGTTAAATCAATCATCAGAATCCTCTCCTCCTGCAATCTCATCAATATACTGGTTTCGTCCATCGACCATCCCGCACTGATAATCCGCCATATCATTCTCGGTAGTGCTTTTCTCCGGCAATGGCTTCAATGGACACCAATCAGGTCTTGATTTGCTTTCGCAATCATAATGTTCTTCTGTCATCAAAAATACATCGTAATCTAAACAGTAAGCTAATTCACACAAACCCTCATATTCAAGTTCACCGCAGTATGAAATTCCGAACGGGCAATCATAGCAATTCTCTGGTGTATCTATCACTAACGCTGATTTACTCATATGTTTCACTTCCTCTCAGCATCAGGCTCAAAGTATTATACCCCGGACAAGTCCTGACTCCGTTTCTGGTATCTCTTAACAGGACACAGTACGGATATAATGCCATAACCTCGTAGACGTGTTCTATGGTGTCTTCGCCGCGCTGGTCGATGTATTTGAATCGCTTTCCCGGTCTAAGAAAATATCTTGCGCATACATACGCTTTAGTTCCGAATCTCATACTTGCACTACTCATTCAACTCTCCCCATCCTTCACGATTTTGATTGCAACTTCAAACGCATCAGTTTCACCCTCGAAATACTCCGATGCTTTCTGTAATGCAGCAGTTCTTGTCTTTTTTGTTTTCAACTGCTCCACAACCTTGTCCGCATCAAAAGCTGTCGGCTGTTCTTGAACAGTTGTAATTGCAAGATGTGTAAATAAATCCATCGGAGAAACATCATTTTCCGCAGCTTTCTGCTTTTCTTTATCCCAATACCATTCGCTCATTTCTTGAATTAATTTATCAGCGTCAATTAATCTGCTCATTCAACTCCACCGCCTTTCACGATTTCAATTGCTTTATCAATTGTATTTGCAATATTTTTGTAAGCACAATCTTTGTCTGCATCGCCTGTATTTGCAATTGTTAGGAAGTATCTCATTTTTAATTCTTCTAATTGCTCAATAACCTTGTCCACATCAAAAACTGTCGGCTGTTCGTCAATAACTGCACCTATTACAAAATCCATATCCGAATTTCCAAGAGAGTCAATTATTTTGTCTGCATCAATCAGTCTGCTCATATTCTATTCTCCTAACTGTTTTAAAATTTCTTTTGCAATTTTATTACTTTCCTGCATGGAAATTCCCCATCCATTATATTTTCTGTGGCATTCATCACAGTTCCATTCACCATTATCACTTTCTTTAATTTCGCTATTGAATCTGCAATTATCGCAATACATATGATCGAGAGTGCTATAAATGATGCTTGCAATATCGTCTTGTTTGCTATTAGCATCGTCTACGTGTTTCTGTCTGTTTAAATATTCAAATACTCTCAGCTCATTTTTTCCGACCCATTTAATCCATGCACCGCAATCCCCGCAATACAATCCTGTATTATTCCTAACTTTCTTGACAAAAAGGTTTTTACTATTGCACTTTGGGCATCTATATTCTTTCATCTATTTTTCCTCCCATACTCCCAATAACCGCATTCTCTCATACAGTACAGCGACAGTCTTGCGTCTGTATCCATAAAAGTCTTTTGGGTTCATCTGGATATATCTTTCTTTGCTGATTTTCCTGTAACTTTTCCGGTGTAGGATATTCTCGATTACCATATCCGCTATTACCGTGTTTTTCGGGCAAGCTGACAAGGCGGCACTGGAAAGCAGGTATCCGTACTCTGCCGGGAAGTCTTTCAGCATCGTGTTCAGTTTTTCAATGTCCTCTGCCGGAATACCGTAGTCTTTCAGCTTTTTATTCCTTGTCAGCATACCATTCTCCTTTCTATTTGTCTGAGTGGTGCTTGTCGTACATGATCGCCACACATGCAAGACCAACCACTCCAAATATGGTTCCAAGGGTGAATCCTAATAAGAATGTAATCATACAACCACCTCACTGTCCTCTGGCATCTGATAATCAATATGTCCATTTACATAGGCTTCCTGAATCATATCCAGTACTTTTATGGCTTTTGTTTCTGACTCATATTTTCCCAAACGCACATACCCTTCGTCTGCAATACATGATATGTCATAGCATATAACCTCTGTTCCTGATACTTGAATAAGTATTTTATTCATTTGAACAAGTTCCTTTTTATCCTGACTTCTGATTAACATTTTGCGTCCTCCTTATTCAACATCGGAAACAGCCATCCTGTCTTTTCGTTCGATGCAATCCAATCAAATTTTAGCTCTGATAATTGGTACTCTTTATTGCATCTTTCACAAGTGAATCCTTTCACTTTACTGTATTGTCCTATAATTCCACCGCATCCACATCTACAGTATTTATAATCCATTTTCATCCTCACTTTCCCCATGTAAGCAACTGGCACGCTATTGTGCAGTCCTCCATGATTTCTATATTTATTTATGTATCAATTCACCATTCTAATTTTGATACAGCCTCGGTTTACCGGGCGTTCGTTATTCCTTTCTGTATTTGCCTAAAATTTTCATTATCTTTTCTACGTAATCAGCCATCTCGAGAATATCTTCGTCATCCATCCGTTTCAGCCCATATTTGTTTTCAAACTGATTAAGCTCAAACTCCATATCTTTTACCAGAATAAACTTCTCCGCAAGTTCATTTTCTTTTCTGGCATTTTCATCGTATTCGTAAAACTTTTCGCTTTTTCCATGCTCTTGATACATATCTGTTTCGATCTTGGTTCTTTTTGGAGTGATTCTTGTAATCTTAACCGGAATAATTTTTCTATGTCGGAACGTCGATAACCACCCGCAATTCACCGTTCTGGCAATTCCAACGGTATCTCCTACCTTTAAATCGTCTCTGCTGATTTCTTTTAATTTAATTTTCATTTCTCGTCCTACTTTCATTTAGTCAAATGCTACCTGTCCGTTATTCTGCATATAAATCATCGGCGCAGCTTTACGCTCCATATCTCTTGATTAACTCCTTATAATCATCACAAATCCGAATGTGATGCTTCTTTTCCAAATCATCAACCATTTCAGACAATGATGTTTTTCCAGAATTAATATCATTGATGTAGTTATTAATTCTTTTTACGGATTTCATGTAACGTTTCCATCCCCATCCGTGCAATTCGTGCATTACATAAAACAAAATCACAAAATTCAGCACGTCAGACCAGTTCTTTCCATCCTCGAACCCATCATCAAAGGCTTTCAACTCCATTTCTTTTAACTCTTTCTGGCAGTTCTGGATAGACTGCGCAAACATATGAGATTGTTTATTTGTATATGGAATGAATGCTTTCTTTTTCTGCTTGATTTTTAGGCTTCCCATCCAACAAACCTCCTTATGTTTTCTGTTAAAGCATCAAACTGTTTTAACATCTTCCGGCATCCGTTTCTAGTCACCTGCATATCTTCAGCGGAGTCATCTATCCAATATTTGCCGTCAATCAGATAGCTGTTATCCAAGAATGTACGGAATCTGCATTTTGTAAGTCCGAATTTATTCATGATTTCTCTTTGTGTCAAGGACTCTACAAATTCACCGTCTGCTGCAACAATGTCATAAAGTTTCATTTTATCTCCTTGTTTATCTTTCTTATTCCGTACCCAACTGGAGTATATGCTCTGTCGGTACTGGGGTGGTTCGTCTTGAGCAAACCATCATCAACCAGATTATTGATATGCTTCCAGACCGTAGCTCTCCCGGCATCCACCCTTTCAGAAATCTCTGTAATTGACGGTGCATATCCAACCAGTTTAATATAACTGACGATATACATATAAATTTCTTTCCTGAGAGCCTGTCCCTGTTCGTATCTATTCTTTGTGTTGTACGGCATTTTGATTCTCCTTTTCCAATTCTTTTGCCTTATTAAACATCTTGGAAAGATAATTCGAATAAGCAACAAGCATGTGATCTACAAATCCATTTTTGTTATATTTTTCAGATACAACATGGATCTGTTCAACTACCTGCTGCCAGTATTCATCTTTTGCCTCAATTCCGGCAGTCTGGAGGACCAGTGCCGGAAAGTCAATCTGTAAAAACTTTATGGTGTTCGGTATCTGCTCGTGCGTCACTCTCATACTTATACACCTTCTTCTATCTCAAAACTCTGTTCAAGAAGTCGCTCGTTATCCTTGCTAAACGCCTTGATATAGCTCTGTTTTATCGGTCTGATAAAATGTATGCCGTTAGCTGATTTAGCCCGGGAAACAGCCACATAGAACTGCCCAGGATCCCAACAGCAAGGGTCAATGTTAATTTTCTCAAATGTCTGTCCCTGTGATTTGTGGATGCTGATCGCCCAGGCAAGTTTTACCGGGAACTGAGAGAAAGAGCCTACTTTCTTACGGACAATCTTCTCTTTCACGATCTTCCGACCATCCTTTTCTTGTTCGGATTCCTCAATAACCTGTTTCTCAATGTCTTTATTGTATCTATATAAGCTAACTGTTTTGCCCTTATCAGTTTTGATAACCAGATAAGATTCTTCAAATTCTCCGTTTTCCACAATTTTCTGAATGATGCCAATCGTTCCATTAACGTAGTTTCCAGACAAATCATTGACTGTAATCATCACTTTTGCACCGATGTTAAGAATTAAGTCCTCTCTGGCAAATGCAATGTTCTTAATATCGGCAGATGTTAGCTCGCCGTCAACTGCTGCATGAAACACTTTTTCGGTCTTTTTATCCAACTTGCCAAGGAAAGTATTGTTAATTCTGTCAGCTTCTGCATTAGTGCCAACCAAGAACGGCGCTTCCGGTATAACTTTGTCTGATTCGTTGTTCTCCAGATATGCAATGGATTTTCTAATATTGTTGCCATATTTAATATCATTCAGCACATACTTAAATCCCTCATCATTCTGCCTGCATACCTCATCAAGTTTGATATATTCAAATCCCATTTCTTTCCAGTATTCAGACATGAAAGCATATCCATGTTCATACTTTCCACCCTTTCCATAATCAGATCCATACATCCGACAGAGAATTTTTCGATCGTCTGTCGTAATAACTGGCGGAAGCTGGTAGAAATCACCTATCACGATTAACTGAATGTCTTCTTTGTCCTCTCCGATCAGAAGTCTGTCAACTGCTCTCTCTTCATTCTCCGTGATGATCGTCTTTGCAATCATATTGAACAAATCGAACCGGCACATGCTGATTTCATCAATGATAAGAACATCTGCTTCTTTCAGAAGTTCAGCTCTGGATTTCACCTTTTTCTTATAGTCCTCAAATTTAATTGAAATATTCAATGCTCGGTGTACGGTAGTTGCCCCATATCCGATATTATCCGCTGCAATTCCAGTAGTGGCGGATACCAGAATATTTTTACCAGCTTTTTCCGCCTCATCGATGAACGTTTGGATAACCGTTGTCTTGCCTGTTCCTGCGTCACCTGTCAGAAAAACATTACTGCCAGACAGCATTGTATCTAATGCATATCTTTGCTTTTTATTGAGATCGTCTTTTTTCATTTTGTAACCACTCCTTGTAATAATTATGTTAACTGAATATTTTTGCAATATTCAGTTAATTTTGTTATAATAAATCTAATTGCATATACTTTTTAATTTTGTAACCCGTGTGTAACCGGCTTTTTTAATCCACTGGTTACGCCACAAACCCTTATTTTATGTGGGCTTCAGAGGTGTGTAACCGTGTAACCAATGTAACCAAGGTTTTTATATAGGAGAATCACTAGAGTATATGTTTTTTATACACTCTCAAACTTTCTCCTATAGGATGTTTTTTTTCGTGTTACAACGGTTACATGGTTACAAATTACGAAAACGGAACATTTGTTTCGGCATCAGCTGGCAGAAAACCAGTTTCAATAACCTCATTTTCTTGCTCGTTTTCAAGACTTTTTATATCAACAATCTTTACCGCAATAAGCCTCATTACACTTCCACCGTCTCTTTTTAGTACCGTATCTCTTTTTCCTGTGTGCTTGATTAACTCTCGATTAATCGCCCAGGCCGAAAAGGCTTTTCTGGAGAATCCATTGTTCTTCAAAAGGTTTTCAAGAGGTTTCGGATAAAAATATACATATACATCTCCATATTCATCTGGCGTTTCCTTGAATCCCCACTGATCACAGCTAAATTGCGCATCAAAGTGCTGTCCGTACACTGAGAGACTTTCAAGAATGAATTCATAGCATCTCTGACCTTCTGATACATCTTTCTTGCGTGTAGGTATGTCTACGACGTCCTCGACCGTCAGCTCACGTCCATCCTTAAATATGAAATCTGTAGCTAATTTGTCAGCCAGCAGAAGTGTAGATATTGCCATTACCTGCTTTGCTGGAAAGTCATATCCGTCAAAACCTTTCTCAATTTCGGCTTTCATTTCTTTCAGATCATCCGATGTGAACTGTTTGAGATTTCCAACGAACACTCTTCCAGCAAAGCCGTAGTTCTTCACGACAATGCCGTTAATCTCTGCTGGATTCTCGTAAATATCCTCACAACATTCAATTTCAATAATTCTGTTGATAGCTCCGCCGGAATCTGCAAATTCCGAAATAGGGTTCTCACCGTTGCAAATAGTCACATTACTCCATGTATTTTCCTTAGCTGCTCCGAGGTCCTTATTTGAACGTGCTTTTCCTTTGCCAGAACAGAGATTGTAAATCAATGTTTCGTAGTTATCCCGGATATACTGAGAAGCATTCTTCGAGTCGTCCAGAATCATCGGAAAGTTATTGAGCATATCTGCCCTTGTCTCCAATGATGTATCTGTTGAACGAAAATTCCCAACGTAGGCTCCCGGTGCCGGATTCCCCCAAACTGATGCCGCTATATTGATTGTTACCGTCTTTCCGCCTCCTGTCTGCCCATAGAAATCTACGATGAACGGTAGCGCATCAAGCGGCTGTATAAGAACACTCGCAAAAGATGCTGCCAGTGCTATTCGCGGTTCCAATCGTCCGCATGATCGTAGCTGCTTAGCCAGAGTCACCCACTTGAAGTAGTCTCCACTTTCCTGTATACTTTGGAATAGCGTTTTAAAGCGGTATTCACCGTCAAAAACGATTGAAAGGTCGTAAGGGACAAATGTATTACCATGCCACCCCAGTTTGCTTGTAGAGTGCTGTATGTCGATCATATCGGCATTGTACATTTCAACATCCGCCAGATACTTTACGAGAAGCCTTGCATTCTCTGAGTTGACCTGCACCCCGAACCTTGCAAGATTAGTTATTGCCCTGGAAGTCACAATGTCAATTTTTGGAACAGTTATTTCTGTCCAATATCCATCCCTTTTAAAAGCCACCGTGATCTGTTCCTCTCCTGTCTCGATGTTTTTTAGACGACGTATCGGCATGATCGGGTGGTGACATACAAGTTCTCTTGCCTTAGATGTTTCAGAGGAAAATATTCCGTTCTCTGTAGCTATCCAGCTACCACAAGCCATGTTAGGATATTCCTTATCAACAGAATCAGGATAAAAGTTTGTGATGTTTTCAACTAACTGCATAGAACGATTTACTTTTTCTTCTTTTTCCTTTTCCTGTTCTGCTTTCTGGAATTCCTTTATGAACTCTTCTGCTATATGCTTCGCTTTCACACTTTTTGCCCGGTCCATCAGCTTAAACTTGATTTCTGAGCGGTCAATTTTACTTTTTACTGAAAAAAGCTCTTCATACAACTGCTTTTCCATAAAGTCTTGTGCCTGTAAGTTTTCAATATTTTCAAGAATTTTTCTCACCTCCTGACTTAGCTGATAACATTTCGTATCTGCTTTTTTCTTTCTCAAGATTAAACTGGCACATATACCACTCTTCTGAATCAGGAGGGAACGTTTTTAGTGCTGTTTCGTACATAAGTATGTTCTTTTCTACCTGCTCAATCTCATTAGGATCCTGAACAGGGTTGTGTTTTTTTGATTTAATATCTCGCATTTCATGTCTGATCTGGTTGCGGCTTTTACCTTTTTTTGATATATAAGTGCCACCCAGCTCAATAAACGCCGTACTAAAAGGGACGGATTCGTATTGCATCACAAAATCAAACACATCACCGCCAGTTCCACAGCCGAAACAGTAAAAGGAATCATCGTAGATTTTGCAGGACGCTGACTTTTCCTTGTGAAAAGGGCAACATATAAATCCTGCTCTATTCGGCCTTAGCCCGTACCTGGAGAGAATTTCTGGCATTTTTACTGACTGTTTGATTTCTCCCTTAGTCATGACAGCAGCTCCACGATCCGCCGCCCAGTTTCTTCTTTCGTGCAGAATTCAAATCGGACTCCGTATCTATCTCTGATTGTGCAGAGAGATTTATACAACTGGCAGCCATCAACAGCCTTGTCAGAGATTACAGTCTTTACTTTTTTGCCGTTTATCGTCCTCCAGATAACTTTGTGTTTCCTTGGGTTCTCCCAAAAATACACATCGCCAACTGATTTAATATCTGGTCCATGCTCACATAGGATAATCAGCTGAATACCGGCTTCACGTGCCCTGATAAGTTCTGCCTTGAATCTTTCATGTTGTTGACAGACATTTCCACAAAGCTCTTGTAAATCCTTCTTACGGTCAATACAGAGCTTTGCGTTGTCAAGCGACTGATAATCTCCACAATATAACTTTGATCTGAAATACTGTACTCCAATGTCATCAAACTGTTTTTGAATCCGTTCCCATTCCTTTTTGTGTTCTCTTGTGTCCGCTTGTATAACCATTAAAAACACATCCTTTTAATTGAACGGAAGGACATCATCTGCCACGCTGTCTGGAATACTCATGAAGTCCGTACCTGACGGATTTGCTCCCATGATAGCTTCTTCTTTCAGATGATCGTCATAGGCTTTTGTGGTACGCTCTTCTGGGATATCTGCATCCTTAATTCCCTCAATACTTCGGAACCATGCAAGCTTGTGACGTTTTACTTCTTTGTTATCGTACCAGTCTTTTTCAAGACGGAAGATTCCACCGATCAGCTTTCCTTTAAACTGCTGCCCGAAGTTATCGCCCCACTTAACGGCAAATCCCGGATTTGATTTTTCTACGCATGTGATAAATGTTTTAAGGTTACGGACACCATAATCTACACCCTCATCAATAACCATGTAATTAGTACCTGCATTCGGATATTTCTTGTCTGGACGGATATCGTTCTCAAACTGTTTCATGAAATAGCCGGCCTGTTCGTCTCCTTCTGCGAAATCAAACAAGATAACGAGCATATCGAGTCCACCCTGTGTTTTTTTCTCTGATATCTGCTTAATTACCATCTTATGACCACCAAGCTTAATTGGTTCAAATTCTCCTGCTGCCTGTGTAGTATCATACGCTGTTGGTTTATTCATCTTTATTCTCTCCTTTTCCTAATTCGTAGTAATCTCTAATAACCTTGTCAACTTCTGCAAGGTCGTTATCAATAGTTAAGCTGTCAAACATCCCGATCGGGGACTTACTTACCGCTCCCTGACTGGACTGAGTGACAAATAAGTGCTTTCCACTCTCTTCGATGCATCGAAGAACGATAGTAAACATGCCCTCGATGCAAACTTTTTCGTCCAGAAGCTTACCAATTGTCTTAGGCTTTACTTCCCCTGAATCATCTTTTTCTTCATGCATCATAAGGTAAACAATTTTATTCTGCGGTACTTTTGTTACAATGAACTGAATAAGATTCCAGAAGTAGTCTCCGATATCATTGTACAGAGCGAACACTGCATTACCTTTTCCAGCAGAAGCGTGCCCCTTCATGAAATGATTCGTAATAAGATATCCTGCATCATCAATTACGATAGACTCTGCTTTTGATGCGATCAGGCACTTCATTACCTGCTGGTAATCATCTGTAAACCATCCGTCAATCTTTCCTTTAAACGGAAGCGGTTTATTCAATACTCTAATAAGATTCCAGTGTTCATTCTGGCAGTTCCTAAGACTGGTACTCTTGCCAGAACCAGATTTTCCAATAATTAATACGGGTGTTGCCATTGCTATTCCTCCTTGTCATAAACTACATGTTTACTGCCCTCGATAATCAGCAAACTTGCAATATCTTTCATTGATAAGGTTGATTCGTTATAAATTTCAACCAGTGCATTGTAAGCGTCTGTTGAAACTTTCACGACAGGGTTATCCTTATCAGTTGCCGGTTGTTTCTTTCTCGCCGGAATACGGATTTCAAATTCACTCACTGATACTTTCCTCCTTATATGATTTCTGAGCCGTTAAAATCCCATTTAGAGCCTGTACATAGCTTGCCAATGTTCTTGCTTTATATGATTCTTCAATGGGATTGTCCGGGACTGTAGCAAGCTGTATGTCGATTAATCTCAATACTTCTTGAATGCGTTCGTCCATACTTACACCGCCTTAAAGAAACAATAAAGGTTATCTGATGCATCCCCGAACTTCTCTCCGTCGATATCTTCGGCTTTGTGGTATTCCACATGGTCAAGAGACATGTCGCAGTTTTCATAATCCAGAATGTAATCACCTCTGGATTGAAGCTCTCTGAGCAGTTCATTAATACATCCTGCTATCTCCAGACTGGGAAGAAGTTTCATAATTGCTATCTGTTTACTCATTTGGACACTTCCCATCTATCAGAAGTTCTAACAAGAAAGCTTTGATTATTCTGAGGCTTTCACGACTTTCCTTCTCATAAAATGGGTTAAAAGATACGTTTTGGTACAAATCCCATTCAAATTTGTCTTTGAGAAGGAGAACATCTTCTTCCCTTTTAACCCCTCTTACTCCCAAACCGTAGCCCGAAAAATCAAAGGTGATATTTGCTGTCGGAACTTCGTTCACAACTCTTTTACAAAGTTCATAAATTTCATCAATCTCTTTCTC